TTCCTTCATTTCCTTCATAGTCTTTTGCCAAAACATCAGGTCCATAAACCGGAGCTTGTGTATCTCTTCCATAAACATCGATTGGAACCGCATTGATGGGTGATGTTGCATAACTTGGTTCAGAGGTGATAGAACCAACGTAATAAGCCCCTGGTAATTGTAATCCAAAATTATCTAATAGATTATTGATACCAGTTGTTAGTACATTACCTAATAGACCGCTCGCAGTTGAATCTCCGTATGCGGGTCTATATATATTATATGACAAATTAGAAAATAATATCCCTTTTTGTCCGTCATTTGTGTTCTGTAAAAATATTTGTGATGGATTAATTTGTCTTGTAAGACTCCCATTAAACAATCCTCCGACTGTAGTACTTCTACCAGCAATTAAATTAATAGCTTCACCTAGAGTATTTGTTGTTCTTTTGTTCAAACCGTCCAAAAAGTAATCACCAGGTATTGGTGATGTTGGCTGATATGAACCATCCAACTTACTTTCAAATGTATCGTTTACATTTGGTGTTGTGATTTTGAAACTAACAGAGTTTTGGTCACTAATATCACTTTCCAAATAAGTCGCATTTGTCTCCAACAATGCGCCCTTCAAAACTTGAGCACCAATCTTGGCCAGATATGAATCTTCGGAAATTGAGCCTGGGGTACCTTGTACGTTTGTACTTGTCAGTATATTGTATGCGGTGTATGTTGATGGTATGATTTTTTCGCCAGGGTTATCGTTTCTGAAAATTGGTGGGAAACCTACGAATGAAAAAAGCACCTCAGGACTTGATAGGTCTGGTAGTGTTTGTTGATATGTAATTGTACCTTGGTCTTCTGAATTTATACCATCAATAAGATATGGTTTCAGATTCAATAAAATCAAAGCCTCTCTAAATGATTGTGAAGGTGTGAAAGATAAAAAACTACCATTTGTTGGTATTTCTACATCAGCAGGATTTAGATTTGTTGGTGTTATTGCCATCTGAATTATATTCTAAAAAATAAATAGATTGAAAACGATTTTTTTTATTGTTTGAATTAATTAAACAAATCCTGGTGGTGTTGTGTATTGTTGACCAGCCAATTGACCATAAGCACTTTCTTTATTTTTTATTTGAGTAATAAGTGCATTTGTGAATTCGCCACTATTAATTTTTTTAGTGACTTCATCAATTATTAATCTTGATGCATCGTTTTGAACTCCTCTCACATCCACAACAACCGTAATTTCACCACCAACATTAGTGGTCGACTCTGTTTTAAATGTCTGTGGAGTAATCTCAGGTATATTAGTTTTTGCACTTTCAGGTAATTTAGATTCATTTATTTTTTGTAACCCGTCTATAGTTACTCCTGCCATATTTTTTTCAGGTGCAATCATAGGTGTTTCTTTAAAACTTTCTATTTTTAATGGTTCTTGTTCTATTTTAATTTCTTTTAGTTCTTGTTTTTCAACAACTGTGGGTTCAAAATTTTTAATACCTGATATTTTATTTTCAACAGATGTAAATGCATCACCAAACTTATCAATCATAGGTTGGATTAACGTTAGGTAATTTTCGTTAGGACTTGTATTTGATATAAATTTATTATAATCGATGTCAATTTTATTTTCTTTAGTAGTTTCTTTTAAAGAATTTAAATTATCAGAAAATTTATCAGTTTGATTTGATATAGCACTAGCAATAGAATTAGTATCAAATTCAGGCATTTTAGTAATCTCTGGTTTAATTTCAACAAATTCTGTTTCTTTTATAATTTCATTTGTTTTAATTTCTTTGTTTTCAACTATTGTTGGTTCAGGATTCTTAATACCAGATACTTTGTTTTCAACAGATGTAAATGCATCACCGAACTTATCCATTAGTGGGGTAATTAATGTTATAAAATCCTCATTAGATGATGTTTTAGATGCGAATTTATCATAATCGATATTCATTTTATTTTCTTTGGTGGTTTCTTTCAAAGAATTTAAATTATCAACAAATTTATCCGTTTGATTTGATATAGCACTAGCAATAGAATTAGTATCAAATTCAGGTATTTTAGTAATTTCGGGTTTAATTTCAACAAATTCTTTTTCTTTTATAGTTTCATTTATCAACTCTGTTTTTTCGATTTTTGTTGGTTCAGGATTTTTTACACCAATTAATCTTTCTTGTTCAGAAATAAACTGACCCAATTTATTCATAGTTGGTTCAAAAATCTGAGAAAAATTTTCTTCGTTTCTTCCTGTAGTAAACTTACCATAATCGATTGAAAATTTATTTTCTTTTGTATCTTCTTTTAATCCGATTAGGGTATCTATTAACTTATCAGTTTGTAGACCATATTCACTTACCAATGGTGATAAATCAGTTGTTGGGAATTTCAATTGTTCGCCTAAACCATTCAAAGAAGCAATGACATCTTTATTATCGGTAGGTTCAGGTATTTTATATAGCTCTGTTTTAACTTCTATGGGTTGTTGTTCAGTTTTTTCTTCTTTTTTTATTTCAACAATAGGTTGTTTTTCTATTTCTTTTGTTTCAAGTTTTTCAACTATTGTTGGGTTAACGGATTTTGGTTCATTATTTTTTTGGAATTCTGTTAATATTTGATTAATTGGTTTTAGGTTCGAATCAAAGATAGAAGTGTAATCGATATTATCAGTTGTTTCGGTTTTAAATTTATCATAATCAATATCTAATTTATTTTCTTTTGTTGCATCTATTAAACTTGCAATCTCACTTCTTATTTTATCAGTTTGTAATCCATATTCACCCATAATTGGTGAAAAATCAGTAGCAGGTGTTTCGAATTTATTAGCAATTTCTGAAAATGATGATATTAAACCGTCCATATTAAATGGCTCAGGTAAATTAAAAGGTTCATTTGTTATCTCAATTTTTGGTGTTTCAGTTATCGGTGGTGTTTCAACTTTGTTTTCAACTATTAGAGGTTCTTCTGTTTTTTTAGGAATTTCAATTTGTTTTGGGAAATCAATCGATGTTATTTTATCTAATGCGTTTATAGTTTCTTTTTGTGATGAAATTACTTCACTCAATTTATTAATCATGGGTTCAAAAAGACTCACATAGTCAGTATCTTCGGTTACATCAACACCAAATTTATCATAATCTATCTCCAATTTATTTTCATTGACCGCTTCAATTAGTTCATCTAATTTTTCAATTAACCTGTCATTTTGAGCGATTCCATTTTCCATTAAAGGTTTCATATCAATTACAGGTGTTCCTGTTTTTTCTACGAATGAGCTAAACAAATCCTCCATCGCTTCGAAGTCTTGTTTTTGTTTTTCTTCTTGTATTTGTTCTGGCGTTTTTTCTTCTGATTTTATTTCAGTTGTTGTAGGTTCCATAGATTTTTTATAATCCTCCATCGTCTTATCCAAGGTCTCATGCCAATTAAGCTCGGGTTCCTTTTTTTCGGTTGATAATGTTGTTGTTTGTGGGGCACCTGGTAATTTTGGTATTTGTTTTTCCGCTTTAACTTTGAGATATTCTCCATATTCTTTCATAATATTAGATGCTAAACCCCCAAATGCATTACCAGCACCCTTTGTATTTTCTTTTAGGTTTTCACCTGTTTGTTTAAAAACTTCTTCTAACGCTGTTTGGAATTTATTAAAATCAAATTTCTCACCATTTGCTGGCATAGACTTCGTTATAGCATCGAACATGTTTTTTGGTAAATCTTTTAGGATTGTTTCCGCCGCATTATTTAACTCTTTAGCCATCTTGTCATGAAAATCTCCTTCTTTGTCTTTTTTGAATGCTCCTGTTCTAAGGATGTCTGCGTAGTCGTCCATTTCTCTTCTGTACTTTTGACCTGCTTCTCCACGGGCTAATCCACTTCTTGGTGCGGATGCGATGAACTCTAAGGTTTTAAATATCTTTTGACTTACTGTAAGTTGGTCCTGAGCTAATTGTTCCATAGTTTTGGGTTGTGCCTGTTCCTCAAGTAATTTAATATCTGTTTCACTCAATGTTGACACTTGTTTAATTTCTCCACCAACATCAACAACAAAACCTTTTTTATCTTTGTCAAATTGAGCCAAATTCGCAATCATTTCTCTAGTTTTTTCATCCATTGGAGCCTTTAATTCAGGGAATTGTATTTTTTTCATTTTATATTCCAACTCACCTGACTTGATTGCCATTTCCGCTAACTCTTTGGCACTCATACCCATAGCTTTTGCAAGTTCTCTCATACGACCCATTTCACCTGGTAGAATTTTAACTTGACCTGATTTCTCATCTATTTGGGTTAGACCCTTTGTCACATTGACTATTTGATTCATCAGTTCTTCAGGATTATTTTGACCCAAATCCATAATTTTAAGTGGGTCTAATAAGTCCGATGTTGCAACACCTAGTCTTTGCATATCAGCAGCAAGTTCTATGGCCTGGTCGGGGTCAAACGCTTTTTCCGCCATATTAAATACATGTTCCATATGTACACCTAAAACTGCGGATTTGGCCACCATCTTAGCTAAACCTTCCACCCCATTTTGGAAATTGTATATAGTAAGATTTTTTAAATTGTCGGATACTCCTTTAGCTACCGCACCAACATTGACACCCATTTTTTGTGCGACACTTGTTGCAATTTCCATTTTATTTTTTACGTCGGATAATTGAATACCGACATCGCCAAAGTTCTTTGCTAAATCTGATGTCTTGACACCTGTTGCCTCAGCGGTTAATTCCAAACTTTTTATTACTTCTGAACTAACTATAACATTTTTATTAGTTGCGACTGAAACTTCTTTTATAATTTCACCCGCACGTTTCATGGCCTCTTCGTATGTTTTCGCGTTCTTTGAAAGTCCTAAAATACTGGTTGCCGAACTATTAATTTGGGTTTCCATGACTTTGAGTCTTTCACCCGCATAACCAAATGTCTCAACCAACTGCTCACCAGATGACTCTAATTGACGCATTGGGTCAAGTATTTTTCCAACTCTATCACTTAAACCACTAAATTCGTTCTTTAGTCCATCTAATGAATAAAAACTGTTGGGTGCGGCGGCGGCCGCTGCCCCACCATCTGGTGTAGCTATAGTTCCATCTAACATAATATATTTGTTTTATTATAATAAATACGAAAATTACCTGTTTTTTGCAGTATTATCCTCCACAATTTTATCAAGCAGGTATCGTCTCATATAGGTTGGAATAATTAAAAAGTCCCTATATGAGAGATTCATGTATTTTGCCAAATAATAAAATTGGTCTATTAAAGACTTGGTGTAATCAGAAGAATGGCCGAAAAAATTCAACCCCGAAGGTAATATCAAATTCTACCTTTTCTCCTGACGGGGCTATTGCAACTTTTTTTAGGTCCAAACTTGGTTCATTATCATTCAAGAAGTTTCTGATGAACTTTGAATCCCCAATTGGTAAATTTTCTATTGTCTGAGCAATAAAACCTCTATCTTCATTGTCGTTCAATGAAATAATTTGTTTGTTTAATCTCCAAGATACTTTAGGTGCCACTCTTCCTGTTGGATATTCATTAGCCATTCTTTCGAGTTCCATAGTGTCACTCATGTTTAGTGGTTTTAATTTCGCCTTCAATCCACTTTTAGGAAGAGTTACTTCAAAATAACCTTGTTCATTAGGTTTGTTTTCGCATTTTTTGATGTTCAATTCATCCAAATGAATTGTGTAATTAAATTTCTCCTTAGTAACAGGGTCAGTCAATGTTACATTATATTCGTGACCAAAAGAGGTGTTCCTCAAAAAAATTAATATTGCTTCTATATCACCTGTCAACATATCCTCAGGTCTTAAATCCGGTTCGAATAGTTTGTTTCTTAAAAGAGATAGTACAACACCATCTTTAACTGCATTATTTAATGAACCTAAAATAATATTTTCATCCGCAGCGGTAAGGTAACCTACTTTTACGGATTTTTTTTTCGATTTATAAAAGATACCACCTGTCGGTAGTTGTACCATATCATGTGGTAAGTCAAATGATTGTTGTCCGTATGTTTGATAATTGTCCATAAATTGTTTTTTGTATCAAACATACGTCAGTTTAATTCAAAATAAACAAAAAAAGTCCCATAAGGGACTTTTGATGTCAAATATTTGTTATTTTAGTATACTAAAATACAACGGTCCATTCTCAAATTTGCAGATATATCTGCAATAGCATCAGAATTGTACGCTAAGTTTCCAAAGTCAACACTTGATAAGAATGTACCTTGTAGAATCCATTTTTCCACAACAACTCCTGTTGGGTCTAACATTTCTAAGTCTACATCTTTCTTGTATCCCGCAGCATAACCCATACGACCTGTAACGGACTCAGCACAAAGACGAACCCACTCCATAAGAGCTTGAGACGCCGATGGTCCGATTGGGTCACGGAATTTAACACCGATTTCATCCCAATTGAATCTACCTGCAACGTATGTTGAAGTATTTAGAAATTGAATCTCGGTTGCCGCGATTTTTATTGATGGTCTTTTTGCACTTTCTACAAACCACTCGTTGATACCCAAACTTGATGGAAATCTCAAGATGAACCTATTCTGTCTTTTCGGTTCATACGGTATCGGCATTTTCATTAGTAAATCAGCCATTTTGTTTAATTTTTTAGTTCAGTTTATTATTTTATGATAAATATTATCAAGTTTATTTTTTTTCTTTTTTTGTTATAACTATTTTAGTCTCTTCACCATCAGATGTGTCGTAAACCACGAAATGTATTTCAGGAAATTCCATTGATAATTCATCTTTGAGATATTCAACCGCCGCTTTAACATTTTTTTTGTCATCATCAGAAAAACCAAACGATATAGAACTATAACCACTGTTAACCCAATATTTTATTTCTCTCCATATTTTTCTAACAAAATCCGCAATCGCCATTTTCTTGGAGTGTTCTGGATTAGCCGCCGCCCCCGATACATCTACTCTGAACCTCTGTCCAAACTCTTGAGATGAAACCGAATAGTATTCCCCTTTTTCGTCTAAAAATAAATCAATCAATTGTTTATCGGACAAATCTTCAAGTTTATTTTCAAAATCGTTTGAAAACCTCTTTTCGTTTTTAAATGAACTCAATATGTTTTTTACCATTTTTTCTTTTTCACTTGGTGAAAGAACCATATCGATAAAAATTTCTACACCTTTTTTTAATATTTCAGGTTTGTGTCCTCGTGCGGTATTAATAGCAAATGGATTTGCGTTCACAAGTGCCTCTTTAAATTTTTTCGCACTTGGTGCAAATCTTTTATTTTTTATTGCAATTTTCACATCTCTTACAAACGGAGCAGATTCTACAAAGTCACTAAAAGCTTCTTTCTTATCATCATTTCTTGGTCTATACCTATCGTCATGTCTTACGGTTGCAAAATCAGATGTCGATACTTCAACAGGTACCCATTTGTCATCTATTTTTTTATCCATTTTTATTTTTGTTGGCATGTATAAAATGTTATCATCCCAATCTTTCATATAGGTTCTTAGAGTATTTTCATTCAAAACTCTTTTGATTATTTGTCTTAAACTTGTTTTTGTTGTCATACCTATAATTAGTAGATAATAAAAAAATGGGGGAGAATTTCTCCCCCATTTCTAAGATTATTTCGATAATTTATTAATCAATCTTTCCAACTGTTTTTCAGTTATCACGACAGATTTTGGTTTATCATTTGAGACTTTTATAATTTTTTTATTTTTCATATTATATGTTCTCAAAAGACGCACCTGTTGGTGTGATGTAGAATGTTATGTCAATGAATTCTAACGCTCTTGTTGGTTTGATATAGATTGAACCCACAAGTCTATTGTTATCCAAATCTTCAGGTGTATTTCTAACAGTTACTCTGAAATCATAAAGACCTCTATCTCTTCTGATTGAATCCAAAATAGGATTAACCGAATCCAAGAATTGTTGTCTTACGATATCGTCGTTTTGTTCGAATAGTAATCTTACTGATACCGCAGAAATCAACTTACGTGCTTGTAATAACAATCTTCTTACGTTGATTCTATCAAGTGCTGATTGTGCGATTTGTAAAGTTTTATTACCCCAAATTACAGTTCCAACATCAGAGAACGTAGCAATTGGATTAATTCTACCTTCATACAAAGTATCTCTATCTTCTTGTGATAGTTTCTTTCTTGCCTTAACAGAATTTACAAGACCTCTTGTGTAACCAGCAGTTGCAAACCAAGGGAATGCAACATTATCAGTAAGTGCCAAGTTTCTTGTTACCTCAGCTGTTGGTGGAAGATAAATCTGTGTATTATTTACAGTATCTCTCGTTAATACCCAAGGGTAGTAAGTTGCCGTATAGTTTGAATCAATTCCTGAATCAACTAAGTTGTCAACCGCCGATTGAGCGAAAATTTGGTCCGCAGTGTCATTTGTGTTAGGAACAAACATATCCCAGTCAGGTGTTGTTGTAATATAGATAGAATCCGCTCTATCTACTTCCGCAATATTAATTGCACTATTCACTAACAATAAGTTGTTAACATAATCAATGCCAGGAGTAACAAACACATTAATATTAACCGCTTCAGGGTTTGACATGCTTTCCATACCTAACAAGTAAGCATAATAGTCGGTATTTGCATAATCAACACTGTTTTGGTCAATTGTTATTTGTTTGAACATACCTTGACCCGTAGCACTTGGATATCTTGAATTAGGACACGCTCCTTTTTTATACCCTGTTCCACCTAAAATAAATCTGTCAGTGTTAGTTCTTGACTCACTATAGATGTCCCAACCATCAAAACCACCCGCAGGTAATACAGTGAATTTTCTTGCGAATGTTCTAAAGTAAGGGTTATCTTGACTCTCAGGTTCCGATTGGAAAATTGCATCTCCAACGAAGAATTCAGGGGTTCCACTTGTTATATAAGAATTAGAAATTGTAATCGCACTTGCCATGATATCCATGTGGAAACCTCTAACTTTATAATCCCAAGCATCTTGTGTGGACTCCTCACATAAATTACCCGCCTTTATTTTTCCTTTGTAATCAAAGAAATCTCCGTCAAAACCAATTTTATCGGATATACCTAAGTAAGTTCTTCTTACGTTATCCCCATTAGTTGTTATAGAAATTCCAGCTCCAACAGGTGTGTTGAAAGGTGGTTCGAATACTGTAGAACCAGGTATTTCATATTTTGTTTTATAGATAACAAAAGGTGGATTATTAACTGTACTTCCACTATATGTTCTAATTGTGTATCCTTCAAATCCACATGGTAATGAATCTTCAGGTGCATCTTCATTAACCTCAACCATTATGAATTTAGAGATTAAAGAATATTCACCATTTTTAGAACCAATTTTCTTAGCCACATAATTATTTAAATTAGGGTTCATAGAACATTGAGTGAATTTTTCAATAACAGTTGGGTTTTGGTCAGTATCGTAATAATCTCTAACTAAAACATCGAAAGTGTTACTTACAAATGACATGTTAGCCAAAGAGATTTTAACTTCTCTATTTGCAGAAGTACCATCAGAAATTGTTATGAATTTGAATAGTCTAAATATTGTATCGCCTCGTACTTCAGAAACAACCCAAGGTGTTTCAGGGGTCTGATATTGTTCTAAATAATTAGCAATCGACAAACTTGATGTTGCACCCGTGCTTCTTGCAGAATCCAAAGGAATCAAATTACAATTCAATCCTCTAATGTATCCTTTATTATATGCGTAGTTAAGTAAGTTAGAATAACTTTCTTCTACAAATAGAGGAACCTCGGTTCTTGGTTTATCAAAGTTAGAAACTCCAAATACTTTAGAAATATAATTTGTGTTAGAATTCAAAAGAGAGGTTTCGAATTGGAAAGTTTGATTTGTTCTTGTAAGACCTGAAATTTTGAAAGTAGAATATGGATTAGATGATACGCCTGAGTAAGAACCTGTACAAACCATATTTACGTTTGTTGTTGCAGATACTTCATAAACAGGTCCATTATCAGATACGTAAGACGCCTTACCTCTTGAACGTAATGTTGCAACAACTAAGTTATCATAATCTGAATATGATGTTCCTGAGTATTCAAAAGTTCGAATATTCATAAAACCTTCAGTGTCAACGCCTGTAGTTACCGATAAAGAACTAGCTGTGTCTTGTACAATATAAAAACCGTATCCGTCAAACGCTCCGTTTGTATTTTGAAAAGTTGCATAATACCAAGGGTCGTTATCGCTACTCGAAAGAGTATTTGCTGATAGAGTTACAGAATTTACACCAAATACATTAGTTTGAGCAGTATACGAACTTAATGTATCATATACTGAACTAGGAATAGAACCCCAAAAATATACTATTGGTAAATTATTAACAACACCTGTTGTTTCATTATAAGCAACCATATCTGAAATCCAATCTTTAATGTCTTGAGCGATTGTTGAAGTACTTCCATCAGTTTTTCTGTAACTTTGATTGATGTCCACACCAACTAGTTCAGTAGATACCCCACCTTCATCAAATCCATAAGTATATGTACTGAAAGTACCACTAGACGTGTCAGCACTAAATACTAATTGAGTCGGAGTATTTGTAGTACCATTATAACCTACAGTTCCTGGGTCAACATTTGCAATTGTTTTTATAGACCATGATGGACCCGCATCATAACCTGATAAACCAAGAATTCTTGATACGAATAATTGATTTGATTGTTGTAAATATGCCTTAGCTATATAAGCGGCCTCATATTTAGGAATTTGTGTATTCACAAATTTTTCTGGAGATGTACCTCCGAATATTGTTTGAAATTCGTCATAGTTCTTGATGAAAATTGGTTCGAAAGCAGGACCCTTAAGAGTCTCACCGACAATACCCAATGTAGTAACACCAACACTAGAAGCGACGAAAGATAAATCAACTTCAGATGTGTAAACCCCAGGAGAAACGAAAACTTTACTGTTTGCCATTTTTTTGAGTTTTTTTAGATTTATTATTTTCTCAATAAATATTATAGAAAAAACCAAAAACTTTACTTACAATAAAATATTTATAAATTAGGTAGATTATTTTCTGCCTTTTTTATCTTATGGATTCTAAAGACACAGAAGTAAAAAATTTAAAGATTTCTAAAGAAGTTCATGATATTTTGAAGAAGTATTGTGACAAACGAGGGATAAAAATTTATCGTTTTTTGGAGACCTTGATTCGTGAAAAGTGTGAAGACAAAAAAGATGTGTATGGTGAAAAATAAATAATGTTATATGAATTCGATTAGACACATATTATTATTTATTATCATTTTAATTAATCACAATATTTTTGGTCAGGGTTCTAACACTTGTTTAGGGGCATCCGCTAATCAAGTTAATTTACCTTTTTTCACTAATAACCAATCAACTTGTGGGGACCTAAATGATTATACAGGATTAAACGCTTGTGCAACACCAACCAGTGGAAATTATTATGGGGGGCAAGATTGGTTATATAGTTTTACACCATCACAAGATGGGTTAATTACAATAACCTTAAATGACATTGTTTCCACAGGATTCGCTTACCCCAGTATATCATTGCTAACTTCGTGTCCAGGAACTGTTGGTGCCTGTTTAGGTTTTGTATTATGTGACCCAACTTTAGGAGGTGGTTCGTTAGTTAGACAGGTTCAAGGAGGTCAAACATACTATGTATTGATTGACGCATTTACTTGGTCAAGTTATTTTGCCAATTGTTACCAATTCGACTTAACTATTAACTTAACACCTGTAGTTTCACAACAAGGTTGTAATAATATAAATTTTAATTCAGGAACATTTAACGGTTGGTATGGAACTACCGGTTTATCTACCATGTCACCTAATGGGTCTCCGACACCAAATTACAACTCAAACTCAATTGGTATTGTAAATGGTAGACACACTATTATGACAGGTGGAAATGACCCATGTGGTGGATTCCCAAGAGTCGACCCACTTGGTGGTCCTCGTTCTGTAAGGTTAGGGAACAATAATGTTAATTCAGAGGCAGAACAACTTATTCAAACATTTATGGTTACCTCATCTAATAACAGTTTTACATATAGATATGCTGTTGTTTTTGAAGACCCTGGTCATAACTCAAATGAACAACCTTTTTTTAGGGCATTATTAAGAGACCAAAACGGAAATGTAATTCCTTGTTCAGAATTCGTTGTTTCAGCAGCAGGAAACTTACCAGGTTTTTTTAATTCATCTACTTGTACAGGTGTTGTGTATAAGCCATGGAGTTCGGTAAATGTTGATTTGACAAACTATATTGGACAATCGGTAACTGCCGAATTCACAACAGGAGATTGTAGTCAGGGTGCTCATTATGGTTATGCATATATTGACGCCGAATGTTCGCCATCTGTATTACAACTATTACCTGACACTATATGCGTTGGTCAAACAATTACTTTAAATGCTCCACCAGGCTATCAATCATATCAATGGTTACCGGGAAATCAAACAACACAAAGTATAACAATAACCCCACAAAACACAACTACGTATCAATTAAATTTGGTGGCGTTTAACGGGTGTATTAGTTCGGTGCAAGTTCCAATTACTGTAGTGCCTTACCCCACAGTATCGGTCTTTACTAATTAAAAAAAGATTCAAAACTAATTTTAGATTGTAATGAATTATTTGTTTTGGTTACAACAAATTTCACAACATCATTAGTACTAATTTGTATAGTCGTCAAATCGGAACCGAAAAAATCGTTATTAATAAAAATATCAAAAGACAAAACATTAGAAGTATCAAGTAATGAAAGTGAAGTTGTCTGACTGAATGTTCTAACAACTTCAGTTGTACCTGAAGGAAAATCAATATCAATCTTTTCTTGTACTATTGGTTCATTTCTACCTTTAGTTTTTTTAGTTATTACCCTACCATCAGATTCAAAAATCTGAACGACTCTATTGATTGCGGGATTAACTGTAAACTCTTCCTCATCAATTAAGAAACCTAACATTATAAATTCATAACTCTGAACATAATATTTTCTTTTATCTAAATCCATTACAGATTCATCACTAATGTTATTCCATATAATCGGAATATAGTGACCTTTAATCACTGTATATGCTTGTCTTGATGCAAATTTTCCGAGAACTACTTGATTGAACTTATTTAATTCCCTCATTCTATTACAAACAATCTTTACTTGGTATGTAATATCAACAGGTATTGGTTGTGGTATTTTGTAGACATCTGCACCTAATTTTTTTCCGTCCCATGTTGGTACTGTTGCGTAAAAATATTGTCTTCTATTTGGTATGTTATATAATAAAGCAGGATTTGTTCCAAACTTAACTTCAGGTGTTCTTACTGTTGTAACAAATGGTGGTTTTACGTTGAAATCTAAATCCACAAAATTCCATGTTTCGGTAAACTGAGCCCAATTCTGTGTTGTTATTATTATATCCACTGTTGGTACAGTCGCACCCTCAACAACTATTCCCAAGTCATTTTTTACAAAATCCAAAAAACCCCTATCCAAATCCGCATGTAATATCGATTTAGGTAAGAATGTGCCATCTTGATTAATTTTATCTACCAACTCTTCTCTTC